AAGAAAAAGAAGATTCTGAAGAAAAAGAAGATTCTGAAGAAAATAATAATAACACTAACGAGAACAATACCAATACTTCAAAAGATGAAGAGGAAGAAAGTTCAGAGGACGTAGTTAGTAAAGAAAAAGATGAAGAGGGTAATTCTGATGAAGACACTTCCCCTGATATTTTTACTTCCTTTGCAACTTTATTGTCTGAAAAAGGATTACTCTCTTCTTTTAATAAAGAAACAAAACTAGAGTCAGAAGAAGATTTAGCTAATTTAGTTAAATCTGAAATTGATAGTAAATCAAAAGAAATGATTGTATCAAAACTTGGAGAAGAAGGTTTTGAAGCATTAGAAAAAGGTGTCAGTTTATCAGAGTACCAAAGTTATAAAACTGATTTAGAAACTTTAGATTCTGTAAATGATGAAGCATTAGAAAATAATCAAGATCTAAGTAAAAGAATTATTTTAGAAGATTATAAAGCACAGGGACTTCCTGAAGAAAGAGCTATTAAACTTTTAAATAAATCTGCTGCATTAGGAGAAGAATCATTATTAGAGGACGCTAAAGAATCTTTAGATAGTTTAAAAGAATATCAAAAAGTTCAATTTGCAAAAACTCAAGAGCAAAGAACAGAACAAAGAAATCAAGCCTTGAAAGAGCAAGAAAAAATAGATAATGATTTAAAAAATTCTGTTTATAATACTGAAGAAATTATAAATGGAGTAAAAGTAAATAAAGAAATTAAAGATAGAATGTATGATACAATGACATCTATAGTTTCTAAAAATGAAAATGGTGTTCCAGAAAATCAATTAATGAAAGATAGGAGAGAAGATCCTATTAATTTTGATACTAAATTATATTACTTATATACTTTAACCAAAGGATTTAATGACTTTTCTAAATTAATGAACACTACAACAAGTAAGGTTACTTCTGATTTTGAAAATGCACTTAGAAGTAATTCTAAATTTGAGAATTCAGGATCTCCTGACTTTTTAAATGATGCTGATTCCTATGATGGAATTGGGGAAGAACTAAACATGTAAACAATTAAAATAATTATAAACTATGAGTATTGGAAAATTTGTAATGACAAAAGGTAAGGCTTGGTCAGGTCTTACTACTAAAAACCATATCGGTGCTATATTTGGTTCAAAACCACAATTGGCTAGTAAGCTAACAACTGTTTTGCTTCAAAATGCAGGTATGAAAAATTTAGATACTACTTTATCTAAGTTCCCAGAAAAAGTGCTAGAAACAGCAGACGATTTTGTATGGAAACTAGTTGGTAGTGATGAAAGAAATATTGCTTTAGAAGAAGCTAGAGTTGATGGTGTTGTAGTAGATCCTTCTGATTCAGGAGTGGGAGCACAACGTGGTATCATTGAATTAGTATTTGAAGAAAAAATATTTACTAAAGTTCAAGTAATTGCAGGTATTAGACCTGATGATTATCAATATAGAATTTTAGGAGAACCTTCTGAAGATGGTGGAAGATATGTCTATGAAGTAGAATTATTTGGTGGTGAAGAAACATTAGCAGGTGCTCCTGGTGATGAATTTACTCCTGGTAATGCATTTAGTATTGAATCTGCTTATGTAGAAGATGAACTTTCTACTGAAGGTGCAGGTATCAGCTTTACTTCTCCTTACTTAATGAGAAACTCTGTTTCTACATTAAGATTTGAACATAAGGAGTCTGGTGCAATGATTGATTATAAAACTAAGCCAGTTTATTTTTCAGGTATTGAAACAACTGATGGTAGCGGAAAAGTACACAAGTCTGTAACATGGATGCAAGAAGTATATTGGCAGTTTGAGAGACAAATGTCTCGTATTAAAGCTAGAACACTTATGTTTGGTAAAACAAACAGAGACTCTAATGGACGTTTCTTAAACAAAGGTAAGTCTAACATTGAGATTAAAGCTGGTTCTGGTATTAGAGAACAAATGGAAGTATCTAATACAACTGGATATAACACTTTCTCAATTAGATTATTAGAAGATATGCTTTCTGAGCTATCAGAAGGTAAATTAGATTTTGATCAACGTAAATTTGTTGTAAGAACAGGAGAAAGAGGAGCTGCACAATTCCATAGAGCAGTAACTAAAGAAGCTTCTGGATGGATGACAGTAGGATTTGATAATACAGGTCAAAATGCAATTCAAAAAGCTAGCTCACCATTGCATAAAAATTCATTTAGTGCAGGATTCCAATTCACAGAATGGAAAGCTCCTAATAATGTACATGTAATGCTAGAAGTTGATCCAATGTATGATGATAAGGTTAGAAACAAAATACTTCACCCTGATGGTGGTGTAATTGAATCTTACCGTTATGACATTCTTTATATTGGAGATATGGAAGAGCCTAATATTCAAAAGATCAAAGTTAAAGGTGAAGATGAATTAAGAGGTTATAAATCTGGTATTAGAAATCCTTTCACTGGTCAAAGAGGTGGAGAAATGCAACATATGGAGGATTCTGCAATTATGACAGCTATGTGTAGTACAGGAAGTATGGTAAAAGATTCTTCTAGAACTGCAACATTAAAGTTTAATTACGCAGCATAATAATAATAATTAATATAGGTCTTAAAGGGTGAGCCTAAAATCACCCTTTTTTATTAAAATAAAATATCAAAATAATGGGAAAGGCAAAGGAAAAAGAAGTAAGCAATTTTAAATTACCAGAAGAAAGTGTAAATTTAAAATTTATTAAAAGAAAAAAAGGTATGGCAGCTAACGTGGAAGATAACCATGTTATTTCAGGTGGAATGTTAGAAAAATCTGTTAAAAAATACTGCGCCCCAGCCTTGAGAAGTGGGGTAATTAAAAATATCTTGACTGCTGAAGAAAAATCATTTTTAGAAGCTGAAACAGATTTAAATTTATCAGCATATTCTGAATATTGGCATACTAAATATGTAAATTTATATAAACAATCTTCTTCTAATAATTTTGATCTATCTGATCCAAGTGATTATATATCTTATAAAATTCTATTAGCTAATAAAGATGATATTGCTCCTGATTGGAAATCTAGAAATAAAAAACAAACTTTTCAATTTGCAATTGTTAGAGATAATGAAATTGGTCAAGAATCTAAAAAAGCATTAGATTTAGTAAAGGATGCATGGAAAGCTTATGTTAAAATTGAAGATAATAGAGAAATGCTATTAAGTGTAATTTCTTTACTTCAAGATAGACAAGTAGCAGAAGATACTAAATTAGAATGGTTACAAGGACAAGTAGAAGAAAGAGTAGACAAAGAACCTATTAAGTTTTTAACTTTAGTTAATGACCCTACTTTTGAAACGCAATCTTTACTAAAAAGAGCTATTAATAAAAAAGTTGTAGTTGTAAAAAATAAACAACATTATACTGAAGATGGTATTAAATTAGCAGGAAAAGGTGAAGTAGCAAGTTTTAATAAATCTATAAGATTTTTAAGAGACCCTAAAAACCAAGAAATAAAAGATTTATTAATTGCAAAAACTGAATAATGACTAGTACTGAATTTAGTAATGAGTTTGATATATTGTTTAATAGTATTGCAACAAATGCAGCTCCTGATATAGATTTATATGAGAAGTCAGTGTATTTGACAGATGCACAAGAAATTCTTATTAAACAATATTTTAATCCTAAAGGTAACAAGTATCAAGAAGGATTTGAAAATTCATCTAAAAGACGTAATGACTTATCTCAGTTAGTAAAACCTTATAAATCTGTATTTTCTGAAACTATTAATAATAACTTTAAAAATTTTGGAATAACAAAAGATTCTAAATTTTTTAAAATTCCTAAAGATACATTTTTAATAGTTCAAGAAAGAGCAGATATATTATTAGAAGGTAATACAGATTTAGATTTATCTAACTTAATAGATGTAAAAGTAGTTCCTACTACTCATGATGAAATAAACATAGAGTTGGGAAATCCTTTTAAAAACCCTAATAAGGAAAGGGTAGCAAGATTAGAATTTAGTTCAGAAGGATTAGATTATAATATAGTAGAGTTAATTAATCCTTTTAGAATATTAAATTATAGATTTAGATATGTTAAATATCCTGATCCTATAATATTAACAAATTTAAATTCTTCTTTTCCTGGTGAGAATTTATCTATAAATAATAGAAATCAGGAAACTTTGTGTAAGCTTAATTATGGCATACAAAGAGAGATTTTGAAATTAGCTGTTAAATTAGCAACTGCTGATTATAAACCAGAATTATATAAAATAAAATCTCAAATAAATCAAACAAGTAAATAAATATTAATTTAAAAATACCTAAAAATGAGTGTATTTGGAACAAATCAAGTAGAAGAGTTAATTGTATTAGGAAGTACTAATGCTAAAGACTCTGTAAGAAAAGCCTCTGTTGTGGCTAACACAGTTGATACAGAAGGAGAAAAATTTAAACTAGTTCAAGAAGAAGGTGATGTATTAACATCTCAATTTTCTGATGTTATTGATCCTTCTAAAGTAGAAAGAGTAATTTTAAAAGAATTTTCACCAGCTGTTGAGAAATCAGTTAAAGTTGGTAATTTTGTTGATAGTGCTATTGTAGCTGATGCTACTTATATTCTTGAAACTAGAATTTTAGAAGATGGTGGAGCATTATCTAGTGAAAATTTTGCAATTGTATCAGGATATTACCAAACAGGTGCTTCTGATAATGCACAAACTGTAGCAGAAAATCTTGCAGCTAGTATAAATACTAATCTTACTCGTAGAGGTGGAGATGAACTAGAAGTAATTGCTCAAGAAGATTCTGGTAATGCAGGAGAATATGAAGTTATTGTTACTTCTAAACCACAAAGAGTAGTAGCAGGTAAAATTGTAGGTCGCCCTATTAAATTTAGTGTTATTCACAAAATTTTTACTAGTGGAGATCCTGTATCTGAAAATGTAAACAATGTAAATGTTGAAACAGTTGCATTACCTAGTTCTGGTGTAGGAACTGGTAAGTATGCAGTTAATTTAGAATGGTTTACAAAAGGATTTAAATATGAGCCTTACAGACAAACTGGTTATCCTGCAGATTTTGGAGAAAGAATTCCTTTCTCTGCTTCTGCAAGTAACACTTATAATGTGATACATATTAAATATTTTTCAGATAGACAATCTCCTTCTGTAGAAAAGCAAAATAAAGTTTTAACTACTTTAGTAGAAAGAACTGACTTAGCTTC